ATGTGAGCGCACTTGTGTTCGTGCGGAATCTCTGAATGATCAGTATCGAGTATGTTAGCTTCTGGATGAGCAAAGTCAATAGTAAATAAATATTTCCCTGAGTGCCATTTTTTGTCTTTTCCGATATATTTACCGGCCTGTGATTCTAAAACATCCCAAGAGTGAACAGAAGGATAATAAGAAAAACAATTCCAGAGCTGTAGTTCATCAAGTCGTCTTGTGGGCACTCCGGATGGCTCAAATCCCTTTTGAATAAACGCGCTAATTGGTAAGCGATAAAATATTGCACCGTTTTCCATAATAGCATGCCATAGTATGCTCCTTCCAGTAAGAGCCGATATGCCGAAGATAATACAGTCTTCAACTTCTCCATGATGTTTTTGTAAGTCATATAAATATTCTCTTCTTATCTGTGCATAAATAGGTGGTATGTTTGCATTTAAATAAGCCATTAAAAATCCTCATCTACAAACTCCTCCTCATTATTTACAATATCACCCCAACATTCTCCATCTTCGAAGTCAACCTTGTTAGGTATTTTAAGAGGAACAGCTTGCTCCATAATTTCTTTTATTGTATCAGTTTGTTGTTTAGTTTCAAAGGATATATTTAACTCATCATGTAACTGTATCATTGGTAACAAACCCTCTTTCTTTAAATCTATCATGGCTTTCTTTGTCATATCAGCGGCACTACCTTGAATTAATTTATTTAAAGCTTTGTACGTAAACGCTCTTTTTATGTTCCGTGATCCGTGTTCTAATGACGCTTCTTCAAAAGTCTGTGGTTTGTGCATACCAAACGTTGCTGGTTCCCACATATCAAATCTACACTTTCTACCAAGTATGGTTCTAATCCAACCTCTTTGCTGAGCTCTATCCATAGTATGATATATAAGTTGTTTTACAAATGGAACTTTAGAGTGATACGTGGTTAAAAGATCTTTAGCCTGACTTTCAGTAACACCTAATTGTGCCTGAAGTTTTGCTTTACCCATACCATAAAATAAACCAAGATTTATTGTCTTAGCTTGTGATCTAGGTATATTAGCTATGGTTGCTACCATGCTATGAAAATCTGCTTCACCCCTATCATAAGCATCTGCAATAGAAGCCACTCCTGTGGTTCCTAGGGTTGCTAAAGCATAATGCACTACCAACCTAGGCTCTTGTTGAGAATAGTCAAAACAACCCCATCTATGGCCCTCCTCGGGCATAAATATAGACCTAATACCCATACCAATATTACTATAATTAGGTAGTTGTTGTAAGTTTGGGTTTGAATAAGAAAGTCTACCAGTTATAGTCCCTCCAAAGTCTCCTCTCAACTGGTGTATGTCTGCGTGTATTCTACCTCTATATACATAATTTTTAATAGATTCTAAAAAAGTATTATTTAATTTATCTAATTCTCTCGCACTTGCTATGGCTCGTAATACCGGATGCTTGTGATTTTTTAAATAATTTTTTGTAAAAGATGGCTTCTTTGTTTTTGCGGTAACATCGTAATCGTTTATATCTAATTTATTACAAACTTGTTCTATACTTTTTGCAGCCCATACTTCAGGATATATACCGGTATCATCATGTATTCTTTTTATAAAATGATCATAAGATTTTTTTAATTGATACTCTAGTTGATCAACTTGTTTTTCACTAACTCTTACTCCTTTTATTTTCATATCTAAAATACAAGGTAAAACTTCTTTCTCTAAATCCACTATAGATTGCAAGTCTTGAAACTCTATTTGTTTTTTAAGTTCTTGCCATAAGGCTAAAGTTATCTCCGCATCTTTTTCAGCATATTCACCCACATACATAGCAGGTAATTTGTACATTTCTGATTTAGCATCCACACCCCATTCTTTTGCTGCATCTTGTAGTGCTCCTTCACTTTTACCCATACCTGTATAGTCTTGAGATACAGAATTTAAATCATATCTAAATCTATTTTCATTTACGAGTGATGTCATAATCATCGTATCAATAATTGTTCCGTGGACCGTGAGCCCTAATCTATGAATCCAACATAAATCATATAGTGCATTGTGAAATATTTTATCTGCAGTTGTTTTTAAAACATCTTGAAACCAACCAAGAACTTTTTTACGTTCTAAGTTTGGTCCAGATTCGTGAGCGATTGGATAATACGCAGACCAGTTTTTTACAGCCACTGCAATACCAACCACATCACCTTGTCCTCTCATGGAAGAAGATCCTTTTGTTTTTAAATCAGGATCTTTGGTTTCTAAATCTATTGATATTTCATCATACTTTGATAAATCAGGAAACTCATCAGGTGGAAACCATTCTGACTGTGCCGTGAACATAGGTTTTTGTATCATTTGTAATCCCTCTCTATAATCATTTCTAAAAAATGTATTGCTTTTAATATATCTTGCTTCTTTCCCTTATCGCGATGACGTATTATATATTTTATAGCACAACCTTCAGGATATAGCAACTCATTCTCAACTACAAACTTACTTGGTTGGATTTTATATTTTTGATAATGTGATCCTCCGTGTTGTTTATTCCATACTTTACTCATCTTCATCCTCCTTTTCATATTCTGGAAAATTATTTTTCCAAACCTCTTTTTCCATTTGCATTATAAATTTATAAAAATTATCCTCTGACATAGTTTTGTAGTAGAGGAAAAGGTTTCCTGTATTCACCTGGTATTTCATAAAGATACAAATTATTTTTACATCTTGTAACACCGACATAACAAACCCTTAACTCTTCATCCTCCTTTCTATCATCACCTAACATGTAGGCATCTAATGAGTAACCCCACTCAACACCTATTACAACTTTGTCAGCTTCCATACCTTTGACACCATGAATGCTAGACACAATAATTTTAGTTTTTAATGTAGGGTTTTTCTCCCAACATCTTTTTAAATAATCATTAAAATCTTCCCTGTCCTCAAATAAAGCTTTTGGTTTTTTAGAACTAACAACTCTTGTTGTGTCAAACCAAAATATTTCATGCCAAATTTTTTCTATGGGACAATTTAAATAAAATTTTTTCTTTAATTCTTCGTAAGAAAAAAGCTCATCAGTATATAGTTCTGGAGGTGCCGTGTCTTTAGTTGTAAGTGCAGTTTTTTTGCTATCAGATATAAACTCTTTCTTTATTTCTTTTACCATTTTGATATAATCAATGCCTTTTATTGATCCCCCTTCTTGCAAAGTATTCCAGTTTTCTATTACTTGCCGGCATTTATCAGGAAAAGAACTTTTTAATTTTCCCCTATCATCTATGTTTTGTGACTTTTCTAAAAAAATTAACCCTTTTTCTTTTAAAAAATATGCGTATGCACGACAAAAATTTTTAAATCTAGCACAAAAAATTACTTCAGACTCTGGTCCCATGTCTTCAATTTCATCTAAACCATAAATGTAATCAATATTTCCCTCATCCCCTGTTTCAATTCTTTTCTTACAAAAGAATTCATTACCTAATCTAGTTTTTATTTGATCTCTAATTGATATAGCAAAGTCATATATTTTTCCTGGTAGTCTGTGTGTTCTTTCTAAACGTGTAACGTTTTCTTTTTTACAAGGCCACTTTTGAAATATTTCAACATTTGCCCCTTTCCATCCGTATATAGCTTGATCATCATCTCCCACTAAAAATAAATCTCTAGTTTTACGTGCTATTTTAGATATGACCTCCCATTCTAATTTAGATAAATCTTGTGCTTCATCAACTAATACTATTTCATAGTTAGGAAACTCTACTGTTGAATACAAAGCTTTTATCAACATGTCATCAAAATCTATCATGCCATTTTGACTTTTAAAATTTTTTAGACAATTATAAAAATATATTAATTGTTCTGTGTGTACATTTTTATATTTATGGTTTTCACTTTCTCTAAACCAGTTCAATATTTTATCTAACTCATCTTTTCCATGTCTTTTATTTTTATCATAGCCATACTCATGCAATGCTTTATTAATAATATCATAATAGATAAAAAGTCTTTTATCTTGATCTTCAGACCATTGTGCTGCAATTTCATCTTCACTATCATAGTTTTCATCATCTAACATAATCCATTTATCTGGGTCTGACATATACTTCTTTTTAAATGAAGTCTTTGCGCTAGAGTTAAAAACATCATGTCTACCTATTCTATCTAAACAAAATTTATGTATGGTAGTTATTGACTCCGCTTGTTTTTCAGTGAGTAATTTTTGTTCTACGACTCTATCTTGTAAAGTTTTTACAGTGGCTTTTGCAAAACCTATTAATAATGCTTGTTCAGGTTTTAAACCACCTTTGATATAGTCAGATAATATATTTAAAATTTTTGTTGTTTTTCCACAACCTGGTCCGCCTAATATTTTATATCTTTGTTGATAAGGATAAAATTTATCTATCATTAAAAAGCGCTTTCATTATTTGAAAAGTCAGGGACTTCTTGTTTTACTTCAGGCTCCTCTTCAAATTGTTCTTTGTTAACCACATACACCCATCGTTTTACTCCCTCTTTAATATGAAATTTTTCTCTTGCTACGCCAGGTATTTTTTTTAACATTTGATGAGTTAAATCTGCTGTAATATTCCAGTCGTCTGATTTTAAATATTTAAAAAAATCATTAAAAGTAAACCTTATTGCAGTGTCATCTTCATATGGTCTACCTAACAATATTTTTTTCTTATCTTTACTAACTCTTGTATTGTAACAAAAATTTTCTAAATTATTTTTTAATTTAAATGTTGGCAAACTTTCTTCCGGTGCATCTATTTCTGTTGCTTTTTCTTGCAAAGCTCTTAACTGCATATCCCAATTTTTTATTTTAGGTGGTGTCTTCCCTGTTTGCTCTGTTGCAGCTTCTCTTGCTAAATCTTGTTTAACTAATTCTTTTGAAGATAATCTTACCTCTTCACCATTAAAACCAAGATACCACATCTTTGGGTTTGATGTTACATAGGATAGTGGACCCAAAACTAATTCGCTGTTTAGTGATCCACTAATTCCAAATTTTCTTTTTATGCACTCCTCTTTATTACAAAAACTTTTTAACCAATCCTGATCACACCTATATACATAATCTCTTTTATCTCTTGATCCAATCACATTGCTAACCTCACTAAAACTCATACCTTTTCCTGCAGGTTCAAAAAATTTTTTATTATATTCTAATGTTTTATCTTTCCATTCTTCTGGATATCTTTGTTTAATATAACGAGTCATATCTAATAACACTTCGTTTCTTTGACTTTTAGGAACTCCAAAAGATGCTAAAGCTTGCATGCAAGGAGGACCATCTTGAAACCAATCCCCTGAGTCGCCTTCGTCTATGTTTGATTTTAATTTTTTAAGTTGGGAGGGAGTTACTTTATTTCTTTCATAGTGTTCAAAGAACTCTTGAAGAGTGGCAGCACCGCCATCCTCCTTTATCATATACCGAACCGTTTTTTTATAATTATGGTAAGGTAAATTTATCCAGCTACCTGCAGAGCCTTTTTCTAAATTTAAATATTTTTGCACAGGAAAAATTTTATCAGGTTTACAATCCCCAAATATATTTTTTATACTATGAAGTTTTTCTCTTAATAGTAAAGCTGGAACAGGTTCTGTTAAAAATATATAAATGTGTATGCCACCACTTTTAGATTTAAAAGGTATAAATGGTGCATTTAAACTTTTTATTTTTTTAAATAATTCTTTTACATCTGGCCGATACTCATCTAAATCTATCGCACCCCACAGACAAGTGCTATCACTTTTTATAGGGCAAAGACCTAAACTATCTGCTTTTATAATTTTATTTTTAGTTTTAACCTCAAATTTTGTTCCCTCCAAATGTGCTTTCCACATTTCTTCTGTGTGAGCATAAGAAGAAGTAAAAGAGGTTCCAGATTTTTTACCATCACCACTACTTGTATCCATTTGGTGATAGCCAAATCTTTCTTCTAATCCGTTAAAGATTTTTTTAAATTTATCTATCATGTTTAATTTTTAAGTGGGCGTTTCCACGCTAGCTTCGACGCCCACCACCTAGGATTCTAGTATGCGTGCTTAGACTCTCTATCCTCTGAGCCGTGCTTAGGTTGGATCTCACCCTTACCTACAGAATCTGCAAAAGATTTTGCCATGTCATAGATAGCTTTATCTGTAACTGGTCCTACTTTTGCAACATCCCAACCAAACCATGTTCCTTTGTCGTTAGACATCTGAACGGTTGATAGTTTATAAATGTGGCTGTAAGTTGGCGGAGTAAACAAACCATTCTTA